ATCAATTTGGAGATTCTGCAGGTGGTGCTTCTAAAGTAGTTGATGTTTTAGCAGCTGCATCTGTTGAAGGTTCTGTATTAATACCTCAACTAGCTGAAGAATTAAGTAAGTTTGGAGGTATTGCTGAAAAGTCAGGTCTTAGTGTAGCGCAAGCAGCTGCATCTGTTGAGATTGTAGGAAAGACAGTAGATCAAAGTGGTATTAAATTAAGAAACATATTAATAAACTTAGAATCTAGTTCTGAAAAATTTAGACCATCTGTAGTAGGTTTAAGTACTGCTTTAGATAATTTAGCTAATGAAGGTTTTGATGAAATAGCACCACTTGCTAAAAAGTTTGGTAAACAAAATGCAGAAGCAGCTTTATCTGTTATACAAAATAGGGCTGAAGTATCTAGATTAACAGAAGCTTTAGATGTTAATGGAATAGCACAAAGACAAGCTATAACAATGACAGATAATTTAGATGGAGCGCAAAAAAGATTAGGAAGTGCTTTTGATGAATTATTTTTAACTATAGGATCAGGTAGTGAAGATGGTGCTATTACTAATTTATTAGATAATATAGCTGAAGGAATTAATATTTTTTCAGAATGGGCTACAGAAACTGGATTCTTTTCTGAAGTATTTAAAATCCTTGTAAATTTATTAAAATTAGCTAGTACACCTTTTAAAGTTGCTTTTGAAGCAATTAATGAGTTAGTAGGTTCTTTTGATTTTGCAGGTCAAAAAGTTAGCATTATTACTAAAGCTTTAAGAGTTTTTAATACAACTATAAAATCTGTTACTAAAGGAATTAAATTATTTGCTAAAAATATAGTTGAAAATTTTAGTAGTTTAGGTAAAATTATTAGTGCTGCTTTAAGTGGAGATTTTACTAAAATACCTGATTTAGTTAAAGGTTCTTTTTCAAAAACTGGAAAACTATTAAAAGATTATAAAGAAGAAACTGTAAAAAGTTTTAAAGATGCAGTTGATGAAAAATTAATAATAGCAGATCGAGAAACTAAAAAGCAAAAAGAAGAATTAAACAAAAGAATAAAAGATAATAAAAAAGCTGAAGATGAAAAGATAAAAGCTAGAGAATTAGCAGCTAAAAGATTAAGTAAAGAGCAAGAAAATCAAGCTAAAAGAGAAAAAAAAGCTACAGAAAATTTAATAAAGAAAACTTTAAAATTAAAAAATGAAACTTTATTATTAGAAATAGAAGATAAAAGAGAAGCTGAAGATAAAAAATTAGAATTAGCAGAAGAATCAGCTAAAAGAGAAGTACAAGCTTTAAAAGCTTCACAAGTTGCTAAAAATGAAGCTATACAAGCAATAGAAGCTAAATTTGAAGCACAAAGAAAAGTATTATCAAAGAAAAGAGAAGCTGAAGATGCTGCAGATGGATTAAAAAAAGAAGAAAAGAAAAAAGAAGAAAATAAAAAACAATTAGAAGATAATGCAGCTTTTGCTTTACAAGTAAAACAACAAGGAATACAAATAGCTGGAGAAACTGCAATGCTATTAACTGATATTGCACAACAAAAAGCAGATAGAGAAAAGGATATAGAATTAGCTAACTTAAATGCTCAATTAGAAAATGGTATAATAAATCAAACACAATTTGAAGCCGAAAAACTTAAAATAGAAAAAGATGCTTTTAAGAAAAAAAAGAAATTAGAATTAGCTAATGTTGCAATAGCCTTAGCAACTGAAATAGCTAACATTCAAGCAGCAGCAGCAGCTAACCCATTAAACGCTGTTACTTTTGGTAGTGCTGGTTTATCTCAAGCTGCAGTATTAACAGGAATAGCAATAGCTAAAAGTGCTGTACAAGCAGGTGCAATAGCTTCACAGTCATTTGCTCAAGGTGGTTATACAGGTAATGGATCAGGTATAGCAGATGAAACAGGATTTAAACAAGCTGGTATAGTTCATGAAGGAGAATATGTAGTACCTAAACACGTTTTAGGGACTTCAGAAGGTTCTAGTTTAGTTAGTGCTTTGGAAAACATGAGAACTAATAAACCTATGCCTAATTTAAATATAGGTTATGCTAATGGTGGTTTAGTAGGAAGTGGTAATATAGATTTACAAGGTTTAAGGCAAGAAGTAGTAGCTGCAGTAAGTGATTCAATAGGAGTTATTCAAGTAACAAATGTTGCAACAGATACTACTTCACAAGCTATTAAAGTAAATAATATAGAACAAGAAGCAAGTTTTGGATAAAATATAGATAAAATATAGTATATTTAAATAATGTTAGCTAGATTATTTGGATCAATCAAAAATTTAGAATATTCTGATATTTTAAGCACTAAGGAAAAGCAAAAACGGTTAAGTATTTGCAATTTATGTGAGTATTTTAGAAAGGATTTTATATACTTGTTTTTCTTTAAAAAAAAAGGTATTACACAATGTAGTATTTGTAAATGTTCAATTAATGATAAAGTATTATTTGAAAAAGAAAAATGCCCTAAATTAAAATGGTAGAATTTAATGTTAATGAAAATTTAAAGAATTTAACAGAAGAAGAAAAGCTTAAAATATTAGATGCTTATTTAAAAGTATTTAGTAAAGTCTTTCCTGATTCTAAAAGCTTAAAATATTTATACGGTTTATTTAGTGAGAAAATAGATCCAACTTTTACAGGTAATTGTTCAAGATGCAAAAAAAGAATAGTAACTTATTGGCAACAGAGATTGAAGAACTGGAAAATGATTTAGTATTTACACTTTATCAAATTACTAAAGACTCAATAGATTCTAAAAGTGCTTGTTTACATTTGTTGAAAACAGGATTAATTAATACAAATGAGTTAAGAAACTTTTCAGTATTAAGAGATTATGATATGATGAATAGAAATCCTTTAGAAAGGCAAATGAGTATTTACTATAACTTATCAGCTAAATATGATCTATCCGTAAACCATATTAGAAAAATTATAAAAGATACTAGATATAAGAGTTAAAAGTTTGTTTTGTGTGTGTTTTGTTTTTAGGGTAATGGTTTAAAAGCTGTTGCCCTTTTTTTGTTTAATAAATAAGCAGACAAATAATAACTTTTTATTTAAAATTGTTTCTATGAAGTGGTATAACGTAAATAATTCAATTAATAATGCACTTTCAATATCTATTGATGAAGAAATAGGTGGTTTTGGTGTTAATGCTAAAGAATTTATTGAAGAAGTTAAAACTTCAAACGCTAAAGAAATAAATCTAACTATTAATAGTGGTGGTGGTTCTGTTTTTGAAGCTTTTGCTATTTATGACTTCTTAAAAACTTCTAGTATTAAAGTAAATGTAGAAATAGTTGGTATTGCTGCAAGTGCTGCATCTGTTTTAGCTTATTCAGGAAATGAACTACCTACAATGACTGAAAATAGTGTTATCATGATTCATAACTCATGGATACCTATAGTATCAATGGAGGGTATGAATTCAGACGAAATTAGAAAGTATCAAGAAGAATTAGGTAAACAAGCTGAATTAATGGATTCTATTAATTTAAAGATTGCAAAGATTTATACTAATGCAACTGGATTAGGTTTAGAAGAAGTTCAGCAAATGATGGCTAACGAAACATGGATATTTTCAGAAGAAGCAACTGAAAAAGGTTTTGTAAGTTCTGTAAAAGAAGGAATGAAAGTAGCAGCTTTTGCATCTACTGAAAAATTAAAAGGAATGGGTTATAAAAACATTCCTAAAGATTATGTAAATCAATTAAATCAATCAAATATGTCTGAAAAGAAAGATTCAATATTGGATCAAATCAAGGCTTTATTAGGTGGAGAAGCAAAAGCAGAAGCACCTTTAGAAGTTAAGAAAGAAGAAGCTATTGATATGGAAGCTTTAAAAGCTGAAATCAAAGCGAGTATTGAAGCTGAGGCTTCAGTAGAATTAGAAGAAGCAAAAGCTAAACTAGTAGAACTAGAAGAAGCAAATGCTAAACAAGTTGAAGAAGTTAAAGCAAGTGCTGAAGCTTTAGAACTATCTAAAAAAGAACTTGAAAAAGTATCTGCTAGTAGAGAAGTAATACCTGCTAAAGAAGATGTTTTAGAAAGTAAAAAAGAATTAATTAAAGATGAATTAGGAGAAGCTATTTTAGCAACTTTTGAAATGTCAGGATTAAGAAATAAAAAGTAAATTAAAAATTAAAATTAAAAAAAATGGCAAATTTTATTACAAAATCATTAAGTACTACTTATCAAGGTACTGATGTACAAGGATTATTTTTCGAGCCTTCAGAAGGTTCTGATGATTTAAAAGGAATAAGAGTTATTCCAAATGTAAAGGTAAAGACTAACATGTATTTATCTTCTCCACTTACTAAAATAGTAAGAGCTTATTCTAGTTGTGGTTTTTCTGCTACTGGTGGTATTGTTAATGTTTCAGATAGAACTTTAGAAGTTTCTAAATTGAAAGTAAACTTAGAACAATGTGGAGATACTTTCTACGGTACTGTATTTGAAGAAGCTTATGGTTCAGGTACTGCTATAGATGATTTACT